CCGGGCCAGCAGCGCGAATGGTCCTTCCAGTTCACCTACCACCAGTGGACCTCCTCCGACCGCGTCGACCTGCTCGCCACCCAGTACTACGGCGACGCACGGATGTGGTGGCACATCGCCGACGCCAACCCCGAGGTCATGACGTGGGACGAACTCACGCCCGGCCAGATCATCAGGATCCCCAGTGTCTGAACAAGCACCGGTCACCCGTCTGTCGATGGGCACCGACAAGGTCAGCAGCCTCATCTCGCGGGTGGAAATCCGCGAGGGCTACGGCATGCACTCGATGGCCATCATCGACGTGACCACGCCGCCCACCGCCGCGAGCCCGTACGGCGAACTGACACCGGTCGTGCTCGACTACGGACGCTCCCCGAACGACATCGTGCGCTGGTACGGCTACGTGCACCACTCCAGCGCGCTGGCCTCCTCCGGCAGCCGCAACGTCACCATGCGCTACATCTGCATCGGGACCACCCTGCCGATGAACACCCAGCGCACCCGGTCGTGGAAGAACGTGTCCCCGACCGCGATCGTGCGGAAGGTGGGCCGGGAGAATGGCCTGCGCACCGTCATCTCCCCGTCCGCCCGGCGCCTGACCTACTGGGCCCAGACCGGAGAGAGCGACTTCAAGCTGGTCAACGACCTCGCGTCCGAGACCGGCTACCGCTTCTGGGTGGAGGGCTCGACCCTGTACTTCCTCGACCCGCGCATTCTCCTGCTCGGGCAGAAGGTCCAGGACATCCCGGTGTTCTCCAAGAATCAGACGCCGGGACTTTACGACACCCTCCAGAGCCTTTCCATTCTCACCGGAACGATGATTCCGCGCAGCAATGGCGCGGCCAGCACCTCGGTGATTTCCGGCCTGGATGCGAAGACCGGAAAGGTCATCAAGGCGTCCTCCGCTTCCGACACCGGAATCGGAACGTTCCTGAATTCCATATCCACTGCCCGAGCCGTCGACAACTACGCCGACGCGCAGGCGCTTATGGAAGCACGCACTCTCGCTTCCCGTGGCTGGATCACCATGCAGGCCGAGATATATGGCACGGCGAAAGTCGCCCCGGGAACACTCATCGGGATCTCCGGCAGTTCCATTTCGTCGGACAACAAGGGCCGGTGGATGGTGACGGGCACCAAGCACGTCATCAACCGCGACAAGAGCAACACGGGCCTGATGTTCACCACGACCGTGGATGCGGAAAGGGACCAGCCCTACGCGGTAACATTCCGAAGCGATGCGAACAAGCGTTTCAAGTTCGACACCGTCCCGGCTGTGCTGAGGAACAAGCAGTTCTGGGAATCGAGTCTTCTGGAGGACATCAATGTCGGCTGATCCGGTGCTGGGAATGTACCGGGCGAGCGTTGCCAATAACCAGGACCCGCTGAACGAAGCACGTGTCACGCTGCTCATTCCGCAGGTACTCGGAAACGCCGAAAGCGCCTGGGCCGCCCCCTCATCCCCGACCAACACCATCCCGCCGGTCGGCCAGACACTGTGGGTGCAGTTCTCCGGCGGCGACATCACCAAGCCGGTCTACTCCCCGCTCGGCATCAAGGACGTCCAGGACCAGGTCGTCCAGCTCGGCGACGGAAGCAGCGGCCTCGACGTCCTGCCGCCCAAGGAGCCGACCGCGCTCACCCTCACCACGGTGCAGTACGTCACCGCAGAGGGAGCCACCCGCGCCCGCGTGACTGCTTCCTGGACCCCGCCGACGGAGAACCAGGACGGGACCGCCCTCACCGACCTGTCCCACTACCTGCTCCAGACCTCCTACGACAACAGCAACTGGAGCGGCGGCTTCGTCACCACGGAGGACCTGGTCCTCCTCGACGGGCTTAATACCGGCGTGACCTTCTACGTGAGGGTCGCGTCCTTCGACACCAGCAGCAACTCCTCCCTGTGGGCGAGCGCCAGCCTCACCACGGCGTCCGCGTCCACCCCGCCTCCGGTGCCCTCCGCGCCGGGGGTCATCGGCGTGCTCGGTGGCCTGCGGGTCACCTGGGACGGCAAGGACTCCACCGGCACCGTCATGCCTGCCGTCTTCTCCCACGTCCAGGTGCAGCGCGACACCGACGTAGCGTTCTCCAACCCGGTCGTCGTGGGCACCCTGCCCGGCCCGGACTTCCTGTACGACTCCATCCAGAACTACGCCAGCGCCTACTACTACCGGCTCGTCGCGTACTCCAAGGTCGGTATCGCCTCCGCCCCGTCCGGCTCGAACTCCGGCACGGCCCAGCAGGCGGGCACCGGGGACCTCGCGGCGAACTCGGTGACTGCGAACCAGATGCACACCGGGACGATCACCGCCGAGTCCGGCATCATCGCGTCCATCGACGCGTCCAAGATCACCGTCGGGAAACTCACCGCCTCGCAGATCGACGCCAGCGGCCTGGTCATCTCCGGCGCCAACGTGTCCGGCACGGTCGCCTCCGCCACCTCAGCCACCTCAGCCACCACGGCAGGGTCGGCCACCACGGCGGGCACCGCGACGTCCTCGGGCACGGTCACCGGATCCATCGGCGCGGGCGTCAGCGTCCCGGCCGGGCAGTTGAGCAACGGCACCATCCCGACCACAACCACGATCAACGGCGGCTCGATCAAGACCGGCACCCTCGATGCCTCCCTGGTCTCCGTAACCAACCTGGACGCCGCCAGCATCAAGGCCGGAACGCTGACCGTCGACAAACTCAGTGCCGGACTCCAGGGCACCGTCGGGCAGAAGTTCTACGACTTCGGCACCAACGCATCCAAGTGGAGCAACGGCAGCACCGGCACCATGACCTCGGTCGCCGTCACCGACGCTGCGTCCGGCGGGTACGTCATGCGCTGCGTCGGCTACATCCAGGGAGCCTACCGGCCGGACCTGCTCATCCCCTTCGACCCGGGCGTCACCTACCGCGTCACCTGCCGACTGCGCCAGACCGTCGCCAACGCCGTGGCAGGCACCAACCAGAACGTCTACCTCGGCGTCACCGGTATCGGGGCCGACGGAGTGTCGCTGGTCAACATCAACGGATCGAACGCGCGCTCCAGCCAGGCTTACTGCGCCGCGAAGGCCGTCTACGTCAACACCGGCTCGGGGTGGCAGACCTACACCGGCTACATCAAGGGCACGGCCGCTACCGGCGACGGTGGCACCAACACCTCCCCGACCAACCCGATGCGCCTGCACCAGAACGTGCGGTACATCAGCCCCTGCCTGTACGCCAACTACACGGGCGGAACGGGCACCGTCGAGGTCGACATGTTCACCATCGAGGTCGTCGAGACCGGCCAGGTGAACTCCGCCAACATCAACCTGGGCAACGTCAACGCATCACACCTCTCCCTGGGCTCCGTCTCCGGCAACCTGCTCAGCAACCCGGGCTTCGAGGACTCCTCCCGCACCGGCTGGACCCTGACCCAGAGTGACAGCACCCTGGCCACCACGGTGGCAAAGATCGAGATCGCCCAGGGCGCGTACCCCGCGCGCTCCGGCCAGGGCAAGGCGACTCTGGGCGTGAACAACACCGGAACCGCGACCGCGACCAGCGACGCCTTCCCTGTGGTCGCCGGGGATACGTACATGCTCCGGTACTGGTACTACGGCATCGGGCACCTGCACGTCACCTTCGAGACCAGCCCGGACAAGGTCACCTGGACCGACCAGATGGCCAGCGCAAACGACGTCACCTACAACTCCGCGTCGTACACCGAGGACATCTTCGAGATGACGGCGCCCACCGGAGCGCTGTGGGGCAGGGTCTCCTTCCAGCAGTTGAACCCCGGCTCGTACGGACTGTCCACGACGTCGTTCTCCTACATCTGCGTGGACGACGTCCTCGTCATGCGCGAGGGCTACGGCGCCACCGACATCTCCGCCGCAGGGGTCCGCCTCTACGGCCCGGACGGCACCCTCGCCACCGAACTGACCACGTCCAACGCGTACGCCACCTTCGCGGGCGGCAAGGCGTCCATCGACCCCAACGGAGTGGGAACCTTCAACGCGGTCTTCACCCCACAGCGTCCGGTGGGTGCTGCCTCCGACGACCCGACCGGCCAGATCTGGTACCAGGGCCAGGAACTGGGATCCCTGCTGTGGAACATGCCGTGGGGCATGGTCACCTACGAGCGCGGATGGACCCAGAAGCCGACCTCCAGCACCTACTACATGAGCGCCACCGGCAACACGGATGCATCCTTTGGCCTGATCGAGTTGTCCTTCACGGCAGTCGAGGGGCGTATGTACCGCATCCGGGCCCGCTCGCAGTTCGACTTCACGGGAGGAGGTAGCGGTGGCACCCCGTCCGAGTTGGAGAACGCTATCCAAGCGTCCGGAACGACGACGACGCTGAACGGTTGCACCATCCTCACACCGAACGGTGCCAGCCCGACGGTGAACGACACGATGCTCGGCCGCAACTTCGGGGTCTCTTACGACGGCGTCGGCAGCGACTTCACGGTTGATGTAGAAACCATCCTCGTCTGCTCCACCGACCCGGGCGGACTGTACGGCGCCACCACGGCGCTCGCGCCGGGCACTCACCGGGTCTTGTGGGTCGGGCGCATCCACGCAGGCGCCGCTACCGGCTGGGGTATGCGCAACTACAGCCCGGGACAGTCCTCGGACTTCTATGTCGAGGACATCGGCCCAGCGGTCCACGAAGGCGGTGTCTACAACACGGGTGGCCAGGTCGTCACGGCCACTCAGACGTACACCAAGACGTACAACGCGATCTGGTCCCGCCGGTTCGGCAGCGCCGGGTACACCGACGGCTCGATGTACCAGGGCTACTACTCCGGCACCTGGGGCACGCAGAAGTCGATGGTCTACTTCGGCACGCAGCCGTACACGGACATGGGTTCCACGGCGAAGGTCTCCAAGGTCGAGGTCTACCTGTACGCCAACCATTGGTACTACAACGGGGGCGGTACGGCGCACATCGGCGTGTTCACAGGGACCAACGAGCCGACCGGATTCTCGGGCGTGGGTGGAGTAAACGACACCGTTTCCTCCTGGCCGGTAGGCGCCGGTAAGTGGGTAACCCTGCCGTCCTCCTGGAATTCCAGTTGGAACGCGTCCACCCCCTATCGTGGAATTACGCTCGGTGGAGACCTGGGATCCAGCACCGACAAGACCTACTACGGAATCTTTAACGGTGTTGGCGACTCCCACCCTCCGCAACTCCGCATCACGTACACACGCTAGTGAGGAAGTCTTAATGGCTGACGTTACCGTCACCGTTCCCGACGAGTACTGGGCCCGGGTCGCTGCTGCGTTCCACGCCTGCTACCCCAACAACGCGGATACTCCGGACATGGACCTCGTGCAGTTGGCGGTAAAGACCTACATCCGTGACACCTGGGTGAGCACGGAGCAGGCCACGAACCAGAACAACGCGGGCCCGCGCTACAACCAGGCCGCGCAGGACTACAACACGTCCAGGCAGGCGGTCGACAGCGACATCGCGGCGGAGAACGAACAGGTCCTCGCGGATTCCCAGACCGCGTTCCCCGGTATCTGACGAAGAACCGTAAGTGCAATCTCGGTAGGCATTCCTGGGAGAATGCAAGCATGCCTACCGAGATTGCATTTCCGTTTCGTCTTGCGTCCGACGGGACCATAGCCGTCGAGACGAGCCCGGACAGGCAGATCGCCCAGCATGTGAACGCGCTCATCGGCACGCAGCCGGGGGAGCGGGTCATGCTCCCCGATTACGGGGTTCCCGTGGCCGATCTGCTTTTCGAACCTGATGCGCCTTTTGTCGCTCAGGAAATCAGTCGTGCCGTGACCACGGCATTCAATTCGTACGAGCCGGGTGTGGTCCTCCAGAAGGCGACCCCTATCGCGGACTCCACGCAGATGTCCCTCGCCCGTATCGAGGTCGACTACATCCGCCGCGAGGACGGGGCGTCCCCCTCCAGCCTGGCTCTCCAGTCCAACACAGCAGTCGTCCGGGTCGGCGGCACCGTAAGCGAGGTCATCAGTGGCTGACAACCCGGCAGTGGACTACACCTCCCGGGATTACGAGGGGTTCAAGTCCAGCCTCCTGGACTTCGCCTCCCGTGCGTTCCCCCAGTGGGTGCCCTCCTCCGAGGGTGACTTCGGCGTGCTCATGGTCGAGCTGTTCTCCTACCTCGGGGACAACCTCTCCTACTACGGCGACCGTCTCCAGCAGGAGTCCTTCCTGCCCACCGCGACGCAGCGGATGTCCCTCCTCCAGATCTCCGACCTGCTCGGCTACCGCCCCTCCAACGGCGTCCCGGCCAGCGGCACCGTCACCTTCCAGACGTCCAACCCAGGACCGGCCGTCACCGTGCCAGCAGGCACCCAGGTCGTCACCGACTACGTCGACACCATCGACTCCCCGATCACGTACGAGACCGACACCGACGTGACCGTGCCCAAGAACGGCGGCACCGCGACCGTCGCAGTCACCCAGGGAGTCACCCGCACACAGGTCAACATCGGCACCAGCTCGGGCCTGCCCGTGCAGGAGTTCCGGCTGCCCGACGTGCCCGTCATCGGCGGCACGGTGCGTGTCTACGTGGACGACGTCAGCACCCTCACCGAGTGGACGTACATCGACTACATCGTGGACGCCGACCCGAGCGACCGCGTCTTCAGCACCTACCTGGACGACGCAGGCGCCACCTGGGTCCGCTTCGGCGACAACATCAACGGCGCCATCCCGACCACAAACCTGACCCTCTACGCCACCTACCGCGTCGGCGGAGGAGCGGTCGGCAACGTGAACGCGGGCGTGGTCAGCGCCATCGCGGACTCCACCCTGCCCGGCGTCACCTTCTCGCAGGACTCCAGCGGCAACGCGATCTCCTCCGCCATGACCGGCGGGGCCGACCCGGAGACCAACGACCAGATCCGTGCGAACGCCCCCAGGATCTTCCGCACCCAGGACCGCTGCGTCACCCTCGCGGACTTCTCCGACCTCGCACTGACCACCCCCGGCATCGTCCGGGCCAACTCCCTCGCCGCGACCTACACCTCGATCTCGGTGTTCGTCATCGGCTCCGACGGAGGCACCCCGAGCACGACCACCCTCCAGAACGTGCAGAGCACCCTCCAGGCCAAGGCCCTGGCAGGAACCACGGTCACCGTGTCCGGCCCGACCACCGTCAAGGTGAACGTCGGCAACGCCTCCAACCCGATCACCGTCGAGTGCTGGCCCCGCTACTCCCGGGCCTCCGTGCTCTACGACGTGCAGCAGGCACTGAAGACGATGCTCTCCTTCGCGAACGTCGACTTCGGTATGCGCCTGACCCTCTCCGACTTCTACAAGACGCTCCTGGACGTGGACGGAGTCCGCTACGTCGACATCCCCATGATTGCCCGCGCCGACGCGGCCCAGACCGGGACCGCCGACATCGTCATGCGCGCCTGGGAAATCCCCACGGTCGGCAACATCGCCAACATCACCATGACCGGAGGTATCGGCTGATGGCCGCCGTCTACCCGAAGCAGTACAAGTCCTTCACCGTGCACAAGAACCTGGTGGAGGACATCGACGCGTCGCACGTCAACAACCTCCAGGACGAGGTGCTGGCCCTTCAGCAGACCCTGGGCATCCTGCCGCACCAGGACACCGGGCTGAAGATGAAGACCAACACCTACGCCTCCGTCGCGGCCCGGCTCGACGCCATCCAGCGCGGCCAGGGCATACCCGCCTGCTACGTCTCCAAGACGTCCGACAGCGTCAAGGGCGGCGCGACCAAGACGATCTCCTTCACCAGGCCGTCAGCGGCCCAGGACCCCGAGGGACTGTTCAACGGTCACTCGATCACGGCCAACCGCACCGGCTGGTGGATCATCTTCGGCCGGGTCATGTGGGCCAACGCCACCGGCTCACTGGCCACAGGAGCCGACCGGCAGATCAACCTCGCGGTCGGCGGCAGCCAGGTGATGTCACAGGACCTCCCTCCGATCTCCGACGGCAACACCCACATGCACATCGGCTGGCAGGGCTGGGTCACCGCAGGCAAGGCCATCGACCTCACCCTCTACCACCCGCTCACCACCAAGACCCTTCAACTCCAGAACCTGCACCTGAGCGCGGTCATGATCCGGGAGGCGTGACGTGGGAACGTACGGCGTCTCCATCTACGGGCTGTCGCAATACGGGACGGACGTCCACCCCGACTTCGACGTCAGCCCGTTCACAGCCACGCCCGTGGACTACTCCACCGTGCTCCTGGACTGGAAGTCCCCGGCCGGATCGTGGGACTCCCTGCGCCTGATCCGCAACAGATACGGCTGGGCGGTCAACGAGAACGACGGCGAGATCCTGCTCAACCAGACCCACGCCGCCACCTCGTTCTCCGACAAGGGCGTGGTCGGCGGACACTGGCTGTACTACACGATCTTCATCTCCGCGTCCGGCCAGTGGTCGAGGGCAGGCACCGTCTCCTGCCTGATGCCGAAGAACAACGGCTACACCCAGCGGCTGTACGACCTGCTCCCCGACTACTACAAGGTCGACGTCCAGCCCGGCAACAACATCACCGACGACTCCAACACGCTCAACCCCTACCTGACCCCGTTCCTGTCGATCTTCGGGTTCGGGTTCGACATGGTGAAGAGCTACTACGACTCCAACCGGTACACCAACGACGCGATGCGCACGCGCTTCGACAACATCGCCCAGTTGGCCACCCAGTTCGGGATCCAGTACGAGGCATCCACGCCCGCCTACCTCTTCCGCCAGCGTGTGCGCGACGCCGCCACCCTCGGCCGACAGAAGGGCACCCTGGAGCAGATCCGCTCGATCATCTCCGAGACCACCGGCTACGACGCCGACCTGAGCATCGGCGACAACCTCATGCTCTCCGACGACCAGGCCGACTTCGACCACCCCTCCTTCCCGCAGTGGGACTCCGGTGTGAACTACGCCTCCGGGGAGAAGGTGGAGTTCGGCTCGTACCTGTACCAGGCGGGCTCCTCCGGCGCGTACGGACAGGCCCAGGCACCTACCGGCACCAACGGCTCCAACGCGTACTGGACCGTCGTCACGTACGGCACCGACTCCACCCTGGTCGACGCCAACGGGCACGTCGCGGGCTGGGAAGAGATCTCCTTCACCGCAGGCGTCACCCCGGGCACGGGCGGCGTACTGGTGGGCATCGGCGTGCAGAACCCGACCAACCCCGACGACAAGGCGGGCAACGCGCTGTGGGTGCGCAACACCAACTCCGGCGGCTCCGTCGCCACGATGGGTGTGCGCTCGGTCGGCCGACTGTCCGGCCAGGCGACGATGGACCCACAGCAGCCGGTCCTGTTCGGCGTCCCCGTGCCGTACACCTGGCAGGCGTGGGACAACGGCGTCGACTACCAGCCCGGCGACATGGTCATCTACCACGGCCGCGTCTACCAGGCGCTCACCGCCTCCCTGAACGTCACCCCGCCGGACACCCCGACGGCGAACGCACAGTGGACCCCGCTGGGCTACGACGACCGCGTACAGATGTGCCTGTCCGGCTACGCGCAGGCGTACTCCGGCGAGCAGGTCAACGTGTACCCGTTCGTCGAGTACTACGACTCCCACGGCTCGCTGATCACCTCGCTGTACGCGGACGCCGTCCCGGCCTACAACGTGCTCGACTCCTTCAGCCAGGGGTGGAGCGACTGGACGACCCGCACCAGCGACCTGGGCGCCGCGTCCTGGACCGAGACGCTGGGCCAGTGGACCTCCGGAGGCTTCTCCGGCGGAGCGGCCTACCCGGTCGGCGCCACGGCGTCCATCGCCACCGTCCCCGGCCACGCCGACGGCACGGTCTCGGCCACGTTCCTGACCAACCCCGGCAACACCCTCAAGCAGGGCGCAGTCTTCCGGCTCCAGGATGCCTCCAACTACTGGCGGGCCGGGCGCACGGCCCTGCACCTGATCCAGGCCGGAGCGGTGACCGGAACCTTCACCTACTCGACCGCCTTCTCGGACGGTGACCGGATCACGGCCGCCTTCTCGGGGAGCAACATCACGATCTACCGGAACGGAACCCAGGTGCTCACCATCACCAACTCGGCGCTCAGCACCGCCACCAAGGTCGGAATGGCGGTGACCTGATGACCACGCACAACATCACCTTCGTCAACAACGACGACTGGTCCCCGACCATCTCCTTCTCCGGCATCGTCGTCGGCCGCCGCTACCGGGTGTTCGGCCCGGAGATCGGTGGACAGGTCACCCTCGACGGCACGCTGGCCATCCGGATCCCGCGCCCGCAGCCGTTGGCTCCCGAGGCCGGGCAGATCTCCTTCCAGGGTCACCTCTCGGCCGGACTGAAGACACCCGCCGCAGCGTTCAAGGACTTCGCCCACTACCCCTACGCGGGCACCGACCCGGCCATGGCGTGGATCGGCAGCAACTCCGGCACGCTGACCTCAGCCCCCGCTGGCTCCTACAGCCGCCCCTACGCCGCGTTCACCGGCCCGGTGGACTACCCGGTATCCGGGGGCGGTTACGCCTGGAAGCGGGCCGCGTACGCATCCGTGGGCTTCAAGTTCGCGTCCATGTCGGCGAACAAGCACCAGATCCTCGACGCGGTGCAGCTCGAACCGCTGCCGCTCGGGGCGAGTGGACCGAGCGCCTACCAGAACGCGCGGGAGATCCAGGCCGTCATCAAGCCGACCCGGCTGAACTACGCGCCCAACCCCAACTTCGAGAGCGGCATCACCGGGGCCACAGCCACCAACGGCGCCTCGGTGGCCGCCGACACCTCCCTCGTCTGGAAGGGGACGCAGTCCCTGAAGGTGACCGTCCCGACCTCGGTCACCGTGGATGCCGGGTGGAACTTCCAGTTGACCGGGCTCATCCCGGGGCGTACGTACACCTTCAGCGCCAGGGTCTCCGCCGCGCAGTACTGCGGCAACGTCTACCCGTGGAGCAGCACCAACGGCTCGACACCGGGGGCCCGGCTGACCTACAACTCGGCAGCACCTGGCCGGTGGCGGACCATCTGGACCACCTTCGTCGCCACAGCGTCCAGCGTCTGGGTGGGGATGAACGTCTCCAAGCCCACCATGACGTCCGGGCAGTCCAGCATCTTCTGGGCCGACGGGATCCTCGTGGAAGAGGGCACCGCCGTCCGCGACTACTTCGACGGCTCGATGGGCGGGGACTACCTGTGGGAGCAGGGCGGGACAGCGAACCTGACCCGCTCGTACTTCTACGAGAACTACGTCGAGCGCAGTTACCTCATCCGCACCCTGCTCGAAGAGAATGTTCCTCTGGGAATCACGGCGGCTGTACCCAAGTACGCCGTTCTGCCGACCCAGTAACCACGACCCCGTAAGGATCCCCATGCTTACCAACTACGCCGACGTGGCGGCCCTCGCCGTCGGCCTGGTCCTGCCCGCCATCGTGGCGGTGTTCACCAAGCCGTCGACCAACTCCACCGTCAAGGGCACCGTGCACGCCGTCCTGGCTGTTGCCACCGGCTCCCTGGCCACCTACAAGGCCGACCCGTCGAACTTCGTGTGGGCGCCTGCGGTGATCGCCGCGTTCCTGGCCTGGCTGTCCGGCACCACGGCCTACCACTCGCTGCTGAAGAAGTACTCGTGGTTCGCCGCGCTCCAGAACCTGTTCGTGTCCGAGGTCGAGAGCCGTCTTAATACCGGCGGCGCGGACATCGAGAGCTACTTCCTGGAGGCGCAGGCGGCCGAGCAGTCCGAGGACGAGCAGGGCATCACCAACGACTTCCCCTTGAGCACCGACATCATCGAGTCCGGCGTGGAGGAGGCGGTCAAGGCGGCCGAGGAGATCCCCGTCGTCGGCACCGTGGTCCAGAACATCGAGTCGGTCGCGGTCCCGGCCATCGTCACGGCCGTGGAATCCGTCCCCGCCGTCGCCGTGCAGACCAGCGGCCTGGGCCCGAGGGCGTTCTGATCATGGACTGGTTCCGGCTGCTGCTGATCGCCTTCGCCACCTTCACCGCGTGGGAGTGGCTGCGCGACCTCCTGCCCACCATCCCGGCCGCGCTCCAGCCGCTGGTCGTGGTGGGCCTGGCCTACGGAGCGCAGCGTGTTCCCGGCCCGTGGCTGGCCGCTGTGGCGGCTGCCGGAGTCGTGGCGGTGCTGCACACGCAGGTAAGGGGGAGCGGGCCGGAGGCGTCCTCTCTGCGCCTTCCGCGCAGGCATCCGGCCACCGGGCGCAGGGTCCCCGACCTGCCCTGATTGTCAAGCACAAGTAAAACCCCGCTAGACAAGCGGGGTTTTCTTGCTTTTAGAAGCCGTAATGGCTAAGGTCTTCCTTGTTGCCAACCACGGCAGCGACCACCACAACACTGGAGCAGACTTGAGCAAGCAGCCCATCACC